GCACCATTGTTTCCTGAAGAACCATTTGTTCCTGAAGATCCTGAAGTTGCGCTTAATTTACTTGCTCCTGCTACACCGTTATTTCCTGATGAACCCGATGAACCACTTGAACCTGATGTTCTACTTATGCCTGAGGCTCCGTTGTTACCACTTGATCCTGTTGAACCTGAAGAACCTGAAGTTCTACTTAAACCTGAGGCTCCGTTGTTACCTGATGAGCCTGTTGAACCTGAAGAACCTGATGTTCTACTTAAACCTGAGGCTCCGTTGTTACCACTTGATCCAGTTGAACCAGATGAACCTGAGGTTCTACTTAAACCTGAAGCTCCGTTGTTACCACTTGACCCTGTTGAACCAGATGAACCTGAAGTTCTGCTTAAACCTGAAGCACCATTGTTTCCTGAAGAACCATTTGTTCCTGAAGATCCTGAAGTTGCACTTTGACCTGAGGTTCCTGCAGTACCTGTTGAGTTACTTGCACCTGATGTACCTGCTGTACCTGTAGAAGCACTTGCACCTGAGGTTCCTGCTGTTCCTGAAGTTGCACTTTCTCCACTTTCTCCAGCTCCACCATCTATACCTGACGATCCTGAAGTACCACTTGAACCTGCTGTACCTGAAGTGGCACTTGCTCCTGAAGTTCCTGCAGTACCTGTTGAGTTACTTGCACCTGATGTACCTGCTGTACCTGTAGTTGCACTTGCTCCTGATGTACCGGCTGTACCTGATGAGGCACTTTCGCCTGATATACCTGCTGTACCTGTAGAAGCACTTGCACCTGAAGTACCTGCTGTTCCTGATGAGTTACTTCTTCCTGAAGTACCTGCTGTACCATTTGAACCTGATTTTCCTGATTGTCCTGAAGTACCAGCTGTACCGCTTGTAGCACTTGCACCTGATGTACCGGCTGTTCCATTTGTGGCACTTGCTCCTGAAGTACCTGCTGTACCTGAAGAGTTACTAGCACCCGAAGTACCTGCAGTACCCGACGTGGCACTTGCTCCTGAAGTTCCGTTTGAACCTGATTTTTTGCTGGATCCTGAAGTTCCTGCTGTACCTGAAGTTGCACTTTGACCTGAAGTTCCTTTTGTTCCATTTGAAGCACTTGCTCCTGAGGTACCTGCTGTACCTGATGAAGCACTTGCACCTGAAGTACCTGCTGTTCCTGAAGTAGCACTTGCACCTGAAGTTCCGTTTGAACCTGATTTTTTGCTTTCTCCTGAAGTACCTGCTGTACCTGAAGTTGCACTTACACCTGAAGTTCCTTTTGTTCCATTTGAAGCACTTGCTCCTGAGGTACCTGCTGTACCTGATGAAGCACTTGCACCTGAAGTACCTGCTGTTCCGCTTGTAGCACTTGCTCCTGCAGTTCCATTTGTGGCACTTGCACCCGAAGTACCAGCTGTTCCTGAAGATTTACTTACACCTGATGTACCGGCTGTACCGCTTGTAGCACTTGCACCTGAAGTACCTGCTGTACCATTTGAACCTGATTTTCCTGATTGTCCTGAAGTACCTGAAGTACCTGTGGTTGCACTTTCACCTGAAGTTCCTGCAGTTCCGTTTGTGGCACTTGCACCTGAAGTACCCGCTGTTCCTGAAGATTTACTTGCACCTGAAGTTCCTGCAGTACCAGATGTGGCACTTGCTCCTGATGTACCATTTGAACCTGATTGTCCTGATGTTCCTGCAGTTCCACTTGTTGCACTTGCTCCTGAAGTTCCGTTTGAACCTGATTTTTTACTAGATCCTGAAGTACCGGCCGTACCTGAAGTTGCGCTTTCACCTGAAGTACCTGCTGTTCCGTTTGAACCTGATTTTCCTGATTGTCCTGAAGTACCTGCTGTACCTGTAGTTGCACTTGCACCTGATGTGCCTGCTGTACCATTTGAAGCACTTGCTCCTGATGTGCCTGCTGTACCTGAAGATTTACTTGCACCTGATGTACCCGCAGTTCCACTTGTTGCACTTGCTCCTGAAGTTCCGTTTGAACCTGATTTTTTACTGGATCCTGATGTTCCTGCTGTACCTGAAGTGGCACTTTCACCTGAGGTACCTGCTGTTCCGTTTGAACCTGATTTTCCTGATTGTCCTGAAGTACCTGCTGTACCTGTAGTTGCACTTGCTCCAGAAGTTCCTGCAGTACCGTTTGAACCTGATTTTCCTGATTCTCCTGAAGTACCAGCTGTTCCTGAAGTGGCACTTGCACCTGATGTACCTGCTGTTCCATTTGAAGCACTTGCTCCTGATGTACCCGCTGTACCTGTAGTTGCACTTTCACCTGAGGTACCTGCTGTTCCATTTGAAGCACTTGCTCCTGAAGTTCCAGCTGTACCTGATGAAGCACTTGCACCTGATGTACCTGCTGTACCTGAGGTTGCACTTACTCCTGAAGTTCCATCTTCACCTGAGGTTCCTGCAGTACCTGAAGTAGCACTTATTCCGCTTTCTCCTGCTTCACCCGAGGTTCCTGCTGTACCGCTTGTTGCACTTGCACCTGATGTACCGGCTGTTCCATTTGAAGCACTTGCACCTGATGTACCTGCTGTTCCATTTGAAGCACTTGCTCCTGAGGTACCGGCAGTACCTGAAGTTGCACTTGCTCCTGAAGTTCCATTTGAACCTGATTTTCCTGATTCTCCTGAAGTACCTGCTGTACCTGTGGTTGCGCTTTCACCTGATGTACCTGCTGTACCGTTTGAACCTGATTTTCCTGAAGTTCCTGATGTTCCTGCAGTACCAGATGTGGCACTTGCACCTGAGGTTCCGTTTGAACCTGATTTTTTACTGGATCCTGAAGTACCTGCTGTACCCGATGTAGCACTTGCACCTGAGGTTCCGTTTGAACCTGATTTTCCTGAAGTTCCTGATGTTCCATTTGTAGCACTTGCTCCTGAAGTTCCTGCAGTACCTGAAGATTTACTTGCACCCGAAGTACCTGCAGTACCTGAAGTTGCACTTGCACCTGAAGTTCCGTTTGAACCTGATTTTTTACTGGATCCTGATGTTCCTGCTGTACCTGAAGTGGCACTTTCACCTGAGGTACCTGCTGTACCATTTGAAGCACTTGCTCCTGATGTACCCGCAGTTCCTGAAGATTTACTTGCACCTGATGTACCTGCTGTACCCGATGTTGCACTTACACCTGAAGTACCATCTTCACCTGATGTACCTGCTGTTCCTGAAGTAGCACTTATTCCACTTTCTCCAGCTTCCCCAGAAGTACCTGCAGTTCCATTTGTAGCACTTGCTCCTGAAGTTCCTGCAGTACCTGAAGATTTACTTGCTCCTGAAGTTCCTGCAGTACCTGATGAATTACTTGCTCCTGAAGTACCAGCTGTTCCTGAAGTAGCACTTTCACCTGAAGTTCCATTCGAACCTGATTTTCCTGAAGTACCTGAAGTACCTGTGGTTGCACTTTCACCTGAAGTTCCTTTTGTTCCATTTGAAGCACTTGCTCCTGAGGTACCTGCTGTACCTGATGAAGCACTTGCTCCTGAGGTACCTGCTGTTCCACTTGATGCACTTGCACCTGAAGTTCCATTTGAACCTGATTTTCCTGAGGTACCTGCCGTACCTGAAGTTGCACTTGCACCTGAGGTTCCGTTTGAACCTGATTTTGAACTAGATCCGGAAGTTCCTGCTGTACCTGAAGTTGCACTTTGACCTGAAGTTCCTTTTGTTCCATTTGTTGCACTTGCACCTGAAGTTCCTGCAGTACCTGTTGAAGCACTTGCTCCTGATGTACCTGCTGTACCGCTTGTAGCACTTGATCCTGAAGTTCCATTTGAACCTGATTGTCCTGATGTTCCTGCAGTTCCACTTGTTGCACTTGCTCCTGAAGTTCCATTTGAACCTGATTTTGAACTAGATCCCGATGTTCCTGCAGTACCTGAAGTAGCACTTACTCCTGATGTACCTGCAGTTCCATTTGAACCTGATTTTCCTGATTGTCCTGAAGTACCTGCAGTACCTGTGGTTGCACTTGCACCTGATGTGCCTGCTGTACCATTTGAAGCACTTGCTCCTGATGTGCCTGCTGTACCTGAAGATTTACTTGCACCTGATGTACCCGCAGTTCCATTTGTTCCACTTTCACCTGAAGTTCCTGCAGTACCTGATGAATTGCTTGCTCCTGAAGTTCCTGCAGTACCACTTGTAGCACTTGCTCCTGAAGTTCCATTTGTTCCACTTGCTCCTGATGTGCCTGCTGTACCTGAAGTTGCACTTACACCTGAAGTTCCATCTTCACCAGAAGTACCAGCTGTACCTGAAGTAGCGCTTATTCCGCTTTCTCCGGCTTCACCTGACGTACCTGCTGTTCCTGAAGTTGCACTTTGACCTGAAGTTCCTTTTGTTCCATTTGAAGCACTTTCACCAGAAGTACCTGCAGTACCTGTTGAAGCACTTGCTCCTGAGGTACCAGCTGTTCCTGATGTAGCACTTGCTCCTGATGTACCATTTGTTCCGCTTTCACCTGAAGTTCCTGCAGTACCTGTTGAAGCACTTGCTCCTGAGGTACCAGCTGTTCCTGATGTAGCACTTTCACCTGAAGTACCTGCAGTTCCGTTTGTGGCACTTGCACCTGAGGTTCCTGCTGTTCCTGAAGATTTACTTGCACCTGATGTACCGGCTGTACCTGAAGTGGCACTTGCTCCTGATGTACCATTTGTTGAACTTGCACCAGAAGTACCTGCTGTCCCTGTTGAAGCACTTGCACCTGATGTGCCTGATGTTCCACTTGTTGCGCTTTCGCCTGAAGTACCTGCTGTACCGTTTGAACCTGATTTTCCTGATTTTCCTGAAGTACCTGCAGTACCTGTGGTTGCACTTTCACCTGAAGTTCCTGCAGTTCCTGAAGTAGCACTTGCTCCTGAAGTTCCAGCTGTTCCATTTGAGGCACTTGCACCCGAAGTACCAGCTGTACCCGTAGTTGCGCTTTCACCTGAAGTACCTGCTGTACCATTTGAAGCACTTGCTCCTGAAGTTCCTGCAGTACCTGAAGTTGCACTTACTCCTGAAGTTCCATCTTCACCTGAAGTTCCTGCTGTTCCTGATGTAGCGCTTATTCCACTTTCTCCAGCTTCCCCAGAAGTACCTGCTGTGCCACTTGTAGCACTTTCACCAGAAGTACCTGCTGTACCTGTTGAAGCACTTGCACCTGAGGTTCCTGCTGTTCCTGAAGATTTACTTGCTCCTGAAGTTCCTGCAGTGCCTGATGTGGCACTTGCTCCTGATGTTCCATTTGTTCCGCTTTCACCTGAAGTTCCTGCAGTACCTGATGAATTGCTTGCTCCTGAAGTACCAGCTGTTCCTGAAGTAGTACTTTCACCTGAAGTTCCAGCTGTTCCATTTGAGGCACTTGCACCCGAAGTACCAGCTGTACCACTTGTTGCACTTTCACCTGAAGTACCTGCTGTACCACTTGTTGCGCTTTCACCTGATGTTCCATTTGTTGAACTTGCACCAGAAGTACCTGCAGTACCGGATGTGGCACTTGCTCCTGAGGTTCCTGCTGTACCACTTGTTGCACTTTCACCTGATGTGCCTGCTGTTCCATTTGAGTTACTTGCTCCTGAAGTTCCTGCTGTACCTGATGTGGCACTTTCTCCTGATGTGCCTGCTGTACCTGAAGTTGCACTTACACCTGAAGTTCCATCTTCACCCGAGGTTCCTGCTGTACCTGAAGTTGCACTTATTCCGCTTTCCCCTGCTTCACCTGAAGTACCGGCTGTTCCTGAAGTAGCACTTTCACCTGATGTACCAGCTGTTCCTGTTGAGGCACTTGCTCCTGAAGTACCAGCTGTTCCTGATGATTTACTAGCACCTGAAGTTCCTGCTGTACCTGAAGTGGCACTTACACCTGATGTTCCATTTGTTCCACTTTCTCCTGAAGTTCCTGCAGTACCTGAAGTTGCGCTTTCGCCTGAAGTTCCTGCTGTACCTGTTGAGGCACTTGCTCCTGAAGTACCTGAAGTTCCATTTGAGGCACTTGCTCCTGATGTACCAGCTGTTCCTGATGAGTTACTTGCACCCGAGGTACCAGCAGTACCTGATGTAGCACTTACGCCTGAAGTTCCATTTGTTCCGCTTTCACCTGAAGTACCTGCCGTACCTGTTGAAGCACTTGCTCCTGAAGTTCCTGCAGTACCTGTTGTGGTGCTTTCGCCTGAAGTACCTGCTGTACCTGTTGAAGCACTTGCACCTGAGGTTCCTGCTGTTCCTGAAGATTTACTTGCTCCTGAAGTACCTGCCGTTCCTGAAGTAGCACTTACTCCTGAAGTACCATCTTCACCTGAAGTTCCTGCAGTACCTGAAGTAGCACTTATTCCACTTTCACCTGCTTCACCTGAAGTGCCGGCTGTTCCTGAAGTAGCGCTTTCACCTGAAGTACCAGCTGTACCTGTTGAGGCACTTGCTCCTGAAGTACCTGCTGTACCCGTAGTTGCACTTTCTCCTGATGTACCTGCAGTACCTGTAGTAGCACTTGCACCTGAGGTACCTGCTGTTCCATTTGAAGCACTTGCTCCTGAAGTACCGGCTGTTCCACTTGTTGCACTTTCACCTGATGTACCGGCTGTTCCACTTTCACCGGACGTACCGGCTGTTCCACTTGTTGCGCTTTCGCCTGAAGTACCTGCAGTTCCTGAAGTGACACTTGCTCCAGAAGTACCTGCAGTACCTGTTGAAGCACTTGCTCCCGAAGTACCGGCTGTTCCACTTGTTGCACTTTCACCTGAAGTTCCATTTGTTCCGCTTTCTCCTGAAGTACCTGCTGTTCCTGAAGTGGCACTTGCTCCAGAAGTTCCATTTGTTCCATTTGAAGCACTTGCTCCTGAAGTACCGGCTGTTCCTGAAGTAGCACTTGCCCCTGAAGTACCGTTTGTTCCGCTTTCACCTGACGTACCTGCTGTTCCTGAAGTAGCGCTTTCGCCTGAAGTACCTGCAGTTCCGTTTGTGGCACTTGCTCCAGATGTACCTGCTGTACCTGTCGAGTTACTTGCTCCAGATGTACCTGCAGTTCCATTTGTGGCACTTGCTCCTGATGTACCTGCTGTACCTGAGGTTGCACTTACTCCTGAAGTACCATCTTCACCCGAGGTTCCTGCTGTACCTGATGTTGCACTTATTCCACTTTCACCGGCTTCACCTGAAGTACCTGCTGTACCTGAAGTTGCACTTTCACCTGAAGTACCTGCTGTACCTGTTGAGTTACTTGCACCCGAGGTTCCTGCTGTACCTGTTGAAGTACTTTCACCTGAAGTACCTGCTGTACCTGTAGTGGAACTTTGACCAGAAGTACCTGCAGTACCATTTGAGGCACTTGCTCCTGATGTACCTGCAGTACCTGAAGTTGCACTTTCACCTGAAGTGCCTGTAGTTCCACTTGCACCTGAGGTTCCTGCTGTTCCTGTAGTTCCACTTGCACCTGAAGTTCCTGCAGTACCTGATGAGTTACTTGCACCTGAGGTTCCTGCTGTACCTGATGAAGCACTTTCACCTGAAGTACCAGCTGTACCTGAAGTTGCACTTTCACCTGAAGTACCGTTTGTTCCACTTTCACCTGAGGTTCCTGCTGTACCTGATGAAGCACTTTCACCTGAAGTACCTGCTGTTCCGTTTGTAGCACTTTCACCTGAAGTTCCTGCAGTACCTGATGAGGCACTTGCTCCTGATGTACCTGCTGTACCTGCTGTACCTGCTGTTCCTGAAGTAGCACTTTCACCTGATGTGCCTGCGGTTCCATTTGAAGAACTGGCTCCTGAAGTTCCAGCTGTTCCTGATGAAGCACTTTCACCAGAGGTACCAGCTGTACCTGAAGTGGCACTTACACCTGATGTGCCTGCGGTTCCATTTGAAGAACTGGCTCCTGAAGTTCCAGCTGTTCCTGATGAAGCACTTTCACCTGAAGTACCTGCTGTACCTGATGAAGCACTTGCTCCTGATGTACCATTTGTTCCGCTTTCACCTGAAGTTCCTGCAGTACCTGTTGAAGCACTTGCTCCCGAAGTACCTGCAGTTCCACTTGTGGAACTTGCTCCTGATGTACCTGCTGTTCCTGTTGAGTTACTAGCACCTGAAGTACCTGCTGTACCTGAAGTGGCACTTTCTCCAGAAGTTCCGTTTGTTCCGCTTTCACCTGAAGTTCCTGCTGTTCCTGAAGTAGCACTTACTCCTGATGTTCCCTTTGTTCCGCTTTCACCCGAAGTACCTGCTGTACCTGTTGTAGCACTTACTCCTGAAGTACCTGAAGTTCCATTTGTTGAACTTGCACCCGAAGTACCTGCTGTGCCTGATGAAGCACTTGCACCCGAAGTACCTGCTGTTCCTGTTGTAGAGCTTTCACCTGAAGTACCTGCAGTTCCGTTTGTGGCACTTGCACCTGAAGTTCCTGCTGTACCTGATGAGTTACTTGCACCCGAGGTACCAGCTGTTCCACTTGTTGCGCTTTCGCCTGAAGTTCCATTTGTTCCGCTTTCACCCGAAGTACCTGCTGTACCTGAAGTGGCACTTACACCTGAAGTACCGGCAGTTCCTGAAGTTGCGCTTTCTCCTGAAGTACCTGAAGTAGCGCTTTCACCTGAGGTTCCTGCTGTACCTGATGAAGCACTTTCACCTGAAGTACCAGCTGTACCTGAAGTGGCACTTACACCTGAAGTACCTGATGTTCCACTTTCACCTGAAGTACCTGAAGTACCTGTAGTGGAACTTTGACCAGAAGTACCTGCAGTTCCGTTTGTGGCACTTGCACCTGAAGTTCCTGCAGTACCATTTGAGGCACTTGCTCCTGATGTACCTGCTGTTCCTGAAGTAGCGCTTTCACCTGAAGTTCCTGCTGTACCTGAAGTGGCACTTGCTCCTGATGTACCATTTGTTCCGCTTTCACCTGAAGTACCAGCTGTACCTGATGAGTTACTTGCACCAGAGGTACCAGCTGTACCTGATGAGTTACTAGCACCTGAAGTTCCTGCTGTACCTGAAGTGGCACTTGCTCCTGATGTACCATTTGTTCCGCTTTCACCTGAAGTACCAGCTGTACCTGATGTTCCACTTGTTCCGCTTCCACCTGCTCCTCCTCCATCCCCTGAAGTACCGGCTGTTCCTGATGTTCCTGAAAGTCCACTAGTACCACTAGATATTTCAATATATCCTATTTTACCTGAACCTGTTGCATATGTTAGTAAAAATGGAAAATCCTGAATAGGGGCTGATTCTATTTTAAATTCATCTCCTGTTCCGCTTACATCAAATGTACTACTACCAGTTACTGCAAATCCTCCGGGAACTCCCCCAACTGATCCTGTTATTTGTGCTGAACCTGAGAATGGAAAACCACCCCCACCTCCTCCAGGTGAACCATCTGCTAAAGTAGGACCTACATATTGGTAAGCTGACATAACAACAGTATCTCCAGTAGTTGGGGATACTGAACTATCTACGAATTGTATAACACCTGTTTTATAATCAAATTGATAATAAGCTGCATCTTGTTCTGTACCATTTACTCTAACAGTAACATTATAACCAACTGTACCATCACCTGCGGGTACATTATCTTCAGTATTTTTAAATGTTAAATCTGCATCAGAATATTTTGGTGATATAAAACTTGTTTGTTGGCCTTCTTGTATAATTTGTGGTGTAACAGCTATTGTAGGATCATGTGCTGATTTTGATATAAAGAAAAATACTTCAGTTTTACTACCATTAACAACTGAGGATGGTGTTAATTGATGTTGGTAATGATATTTTACAATATCAACACTTGCAGATTGTAATGTTAATTGATTTTGAGCACTACCAGAATATGGTATACTTCCTGATGCTGATGGGACATAATCTTCTCTAATATAAATATCACCAGCATTAATATCGAGAGTCCTTGTGAATGCCTCTTGAGCATCAGTACTCTGCTCCATTGTATATCTCTTACTTTGGAGTAACCTATTCGACTTTTTTGTTTTATCTAATGCCATTCTATATCTTTATTCTTTTACGTAATCGTTATGTCTATATCATCAATAGGAGTTGGATCACCTTTATACCTTATTATAACTATAAAATCTTGTGTAAATTGATCTAAAGTCATACCATTTCCATTTAAAAGAGGAAATTCATAACTTGTACTAGCTCCACTTCCTCTTACTGTACCTGTTTTGCAAGCATATAAATCAATAGGGTCACTAAATGGGTTAGTAGAATTATTATTAGTTATGCCTATTTGTAAAGCATCCCCAACGGTTGTTGCTGGATCAAAAATTCTTGGGTTAGAATATGCTTGAGCTCCTGAGCCCGAAAATAAAAATGCAACTGAAATCCCATTAGCTGTACTATCCCACGTATTTAAAGCTGCACCAAAACTAGCTGTTACATCACTTGCTCCTGTTGTTAAATCTCTTTGAAATGCTCTTGAATAATATTGATAAGTATTTGCACCAGCATTTGCAGGCGTCCAATAACCATATGTTCCTCCAGGGGTTACTAAATATCCCGGTTTTACTTGTAATTCTAAGTCATCTTGAACATACTCTGCATACACACCCGTTGCAAATTTTGTCCCACTAGCATATGATCCTGTTAGTAAATCATCATCAATTATTATTCTATAATCTTCCCCTGAAAATTGTTCTGTGAATACTGTATTACTTGAAGCTCCTGTTAATGTACCCCCATCATATCCTTGAGCTCTACCGTAGTAACCCATAGAACCTGATAGTACATTTTGTCCATATGTACCTGGGTCAAAATAAGCATAAGTATTAGTAAATACAGTATTTAACGACCCACCAAATTCTCTTCCTTTTGTTGTTGTAATAAAGGTTGTTGTGCCTAGCCCAGTTTGGTTGATGTTATCAGCCCCTCCTGACCCTGCATTAAATGCTAAACTTGCCGATAGATAAACAACATCTCCTTGACTTGGTACAGTTCCTACAGTTCTAACAACACCCCCACTAGAATATATAAAATTAGAAGTTTGAACAGTACCCCCATTTGTACTTCCATTTCTAGTTCCACCTGTTGGGTTAGAGGGGGTTACTAAAGAATCTGTTTCTGTGATTGAAGCAAATGTAGGTTGTGCTGAAAATAAAGGATTGAAATATCCTGTAAGATGAGATCCTTCTTTAAAATTTGATGTTAATAATAAAGGAGCTCCTGAAAGTGATCTTGAGGTTGCTGATAAAGATGAACTTTGTCTAGTATTAAAACCTACTGTTTGAGAAAAATCACTAGTTTGTACATCCGACCAAAATATTTCAGTATCTTGATCATAAAAAGTAGTATAATTAGAAGAACCTGATTGTACTCCTATTGATGAAGATAATCTATACCAACCTGTAGCTTCTTTTGTTGTGAAGGAAATACCCCCATTATATAAATTATTTTGAAAAATCGTAGCAAATTTACCATCTTGATATTTTATATCTAATCCTCCTACTGTAGGTATTGCCCCAATAGTTTGACCTGATGTTGTATTAAAAGGTGGTGGGGTTTTTACTAAAGTATATTGTTGTTCATCTACTACTGTTTGGGTTTTTGCAGAGTTATCAGCAAAAATTCTTCTTAAAGAACCTGATGTTGTGAATGAAGAACTTACTAATCCTAAATTGAATAATTGGAAAGAAGGATCATAAGATGATGAGGGGCATGTGGTCGAACCAGCTGCAACTGATGTATATTTTATATTATAGCTTGAATTATTATAAATTGGAGTAATTCCTTGAAATACACTTTGTCCTGCTATAGCCCATCCTTTTCCTTGCAAATATAATAAAATAGGGTCGGTTGTAGAATTGGGTACATAACCCGTAACTCCACCTGTTCCTGTTGAAGCAATTGTTTCAGAAGTACCAGAATAATAACGAGCATTAGGTGAAGTATCTGGTGATGATGCACTTAATTGTGTTGCTATAAATCTTAAAATTTCAGCTGTGTCTGTGTTTTGATCATAATTATTAAATACCGATCCTTCTAAATCTGTCTGCCATGCTTTTGATGTTGGGTAACCTACATTATCCGTATAATGCCATATAGATTGGCTAAACATCATTCCATATTTTGCTACGCTACCCCCTGTACCATCATTATTTGGGTTTTGTGTAACGCCTATAGTAGTATAATCAGACTCTTGATAAGTACTAGCTGTTACTTGTAATGAAGAAGTTGCATAATATATATCTGAAGCTCCTAATAATTGAAATATTCCTGTTCCACTACCACCACCACCTTCAATAGTAATATCAACTTGATTACCCCCAGCATTTGTAATACTAGCTATACCACTTCCTAAGAAATTTAAAGTTTGAACACCATTATCTATTAAAGTACTTCCACTTTCAATTGTAACTCCTGTGAATCCAGGAACATTTGTTAAGTCTATACTATGTGTTACACTACTACTTGCAAAGAAAAACTGTAGATCAGTACCAGACAGAGAACTAGAGTAGTAGAGTGACTGAAAATTGCCATCTACTTCTGCAAACGTTAACTCGGAACCTTTGTTCTGTCTTAATATTATACCCATTTAATTTTATTTATAAATATCACAAAAAACATTATTATTATTCAGAGTCTGGAAATTCTGCAAAGGAATTATCAGTTTGAATGCTAAGACGAGAATTATCTAATTTGACTCGTTGGTTTAATTCTTCTATACTTTGTATTGTTTCCATATTAAATATAATTTGTGTGGGTGTATTAAATTTTTTTATTGCGTTTAATTGTTTTTGAACTGTATCAGGAACTAAATATCCATATAATTTTAATGAAAAAGTTGCTTTAACTGACCTTTCTCCTTTTTGTTCTACTTGTACGGGGGTTGCAAAACTATCTATTCGGGCTCTAAATTGGTATCTTTCAGGATTACCCCAATAAGAATCAGATGCATAGTTTATAGCTTCAACAATTTTATTTAATTGCTCTATATAATAAGTAGCAATAATAAAATCATAAGTAATATTAACATAATCTGGTACTACTACTGCATAATTAACTTTATCTGGTGCTTTATTATTTAATATATCAAAATTATCATAAGCATTACTAACACTATATTGTTTCTGAAATATACTTACATTATGAGGATTATTAGCATCTAATTTATTAGCTATATTTCTTATTTTTTCTATATTATTGCGTTTGAATGTAATTAAAGGTAACATAATTTTACCTTTTTTATCCCTATAATAACCATCTTTTTGTACTTGCTTCCACCTTTCAGGGGAACCATATATAAAAGGGACTTGTTGAACCGTACCATTTTGTATTACTGTAGGTTTAATTACTTCCTCCATATAGTAAGCAATAGCTTCATCTATATCCTTAATACCTAATGAAAAAGGTTTTGTAGTATCGTCTCTAAAAGATACTTGATTACCTCTATTAGGTATATCAGCATTGTTAGGATTACCTGTACTAGAAAAACCAGGAGAACCCTTTGGTGGGTTATAAGGATCAATTTGAGAATTTAATATTTCCCTTTGAGTTTTTGGGATTGGTATTTTTCCTTGTTTAGCCATTTAATGAGGGGTTTGAATTATTTCCAGTATACAATCTTTCTTGTGTAATACCAACCTTATCAGCTGGTACATAATGTGTTTCTACAATAACTGAGATTGAAGAACCAAAGTCTTCTAAGCCTGGATTTTGTAGTTGAGGTGAATTTGGATAATCTGGATTTTTACCCATAAAATATTGATTAGCATTTACATTATCTACTTCATAGTATCCTTCATTATATAAAATTATATCTCCAACTTCAGGAACTAAATCAGCTCCATATTGATAATTTGTAGGGGCAAAATCTAAATTAAACTCTTCCATCTTACCTAATAAATCATCTCTTAAAAACTTAAATGTAGCACCCCATGTAAAATCTGTACCTAAGTCTGTTTCTGGGAATTCTTCATTTGCTCTTTCAATAAGACAATTTAATAAAACAGGACCCATATAGAATTTTTCCTCAGCTGCTTCTCCATAAATATTTACTTTAGTTTCTTCTAATTTAAATTTATAAAAAGAACACTGTTGGGTAATGACATCCGCCATTAGCTCTCTATTTAGGTGTCTAAATAAACTTATATCTCTTGCTCCTCCAAATAGTGCCATATTATCCTATATAAATTGGAAAAGGAACCTTGCCAAGTTCTTTTTCAATAAAATCACTTTCGGCTGCTCTTCTTTCTAATAATTTTTCTCTTGATGTTTCTCCTAAATAAGCTCTTAATCTATCAATTAGTCTTTCTTTTTCCCCGGTAGCTGCTGTAATTAAATCATTTGCGTTTAATGTAACATTATCTCCTGGGATTGGTACTACTTGATATTTACCTCTAACATATCCTAACATTTCTTTACATACCGCTAAGGCATACTCAAATATCCAACTTCTACCAACTGAATTAATATCATCATAATTTGGATTAGTATAAGGGACATCATAAATATTAGAAATAGTACTACTTCCTCCTACTACAAATGAAGCACTTGAACGTTCTGAATTTAGAATATATTCAAAATACATTTTATCCGGGGTTCCATCAGGAATTGGGAATAATCTTAAATTATTATTATGTATCTCAAAAGAGTAATTAGCTCTTCTAATCATATCATTAAATTCTATTTGTTGGATAATTTGCATATCAAAATTTATAGGCATTAACATATAATTAACACCTGCAGGAGAAAATTGACCCCATCCAAAGGTATCCATCATTTCTGTCATACCACCCCCACCTTGATAAGGATCAAAAGCTCTCATGGATGCAGGAGGTGCTTCATAAAAAACTCTCATGATTTCTATATCATGGTTTTTATAGTGAGGTATGTTAGCTTGAGCCCATTCTTCTAGATTATAATCTTGAACGCTTTTAGTTAAGTTAATTTCACCTGTGTGCCAGTCTACATTTCCGCCTGTACCAGCTTCAACCCCATATTGTTCTGACATTTGAATTATTCTTCCTAAATTAGGAACAATAATTGTATCTTCAATATCCATAGTAGCAGCATCTGCTCCTTCTAATGTTAGATAATTATCTCTAATTTTAAATCCATATAATTCATTAGCATATATTGTTACTGCTTCTTCAAAAGCAGCATAAAAATTTAAATCTTGAAGTTCAACATCCACAATAGGATATCCTAATCTTCGGGCCGCAAAAGTTGCAAACTTATCTGCATCTATTTGAAATTCAGGATCATTGTCATAAAACCCAAAAGGTGTATCTCCTGGTTGGAATGAACTTGATCCGGGCCATATTGGTATATTTGCCATAGTTTTTTTATTTACGCGTTATCTGAGTTAACAACTACATATTCTACATCCATTCTTTCTGTCTCAGCATATACAGAAACAAATTCTATATCTTGATCAAAAAATCCATTGAATGTACTTCCTGTAACTTGAGGACTTGAAAACATTAGAGATGATGTAGGTAATACATCCATAGTCCAATAACTTCTTGATCCATTTTCTGTAAAATCATTTAATGTTAAAGTAAATATTGCATCATTAGTAGTATTACCAATTTCAGCTTTATTTACTGTTACAGTTTCTCCAACTTGATAACCTGTACCCCCAGCTGCTATTTTTGCTTGGAATATGTCTGTAGTTATATTACTACTGGTTAAAATTGCTAAAGCTGCTTGACCTGAATTTTCAACGTCATTAGCTACAAGAGTACAAGTGTAATCAGAACTTACATTTCCAAATCCTACATTTGTTAATTGATCTTTTGATATTGTAATTAATTGAGTTTCCAGATATCCTGTTCCTATATTTACTGGGGTTACTGTAGAAACTACTCCTCCAACTGATACTACATTAACTGTACCACCTTGACCTGTAGTTGTATAAACTGCTATTTCTCTTGTTATATCATTCGTAACATTAGGAGTTAAACCATTATTAGTAAAAGCTTGACCTGTTACTAATTGTCCTGTTCCTAAATCTCCACCTGCAATTGTAAAAGAATCATCTACTACATATCCTCTTCCTGGGTCTAATACCATTACAGTTGCTAATGTTGGTTGTGAAGGGTCAGCTCCTGTAACTACAGCCTGAGCTGTTGCTCCTGTACCACTACCTCCTACTAAATTAACATTATAAGTTCCTGTGGCACAATCTGTAGGGGCTGAATTTATTGTTAAACTTTGACTCATTATTAAAGAGGATGAAACCACAACATCTAATGTCATTCCACTACCACTAACACTTGATGTAGTTGGTACAGCTGGGTATAAACCAATTACTCCACCTGATCCACCACTTGTATATGATGAGGTTAAATCCGTACCTATAATACCTATCCCATCAGGGGCTTTAGAAGATGTAAATGAGACAGCCAATGAAGAAGTAGTATCTAAATTAGTAATTCTAGCATATTTCATACTACTTGAAGGAAAAGTACCGGCAGATGGGTTTAAACCATTGACGTTAAACAAATCAATAGAGGTTGATGCTGGTATTGTAACAATTCTTCTATCTACATTAGTAATATTACCTAATGTGAAAAAAGTTTCATTTGTAGTTTTAATACCTTTAACTACGTGTTCCTCCTTTATTTTTATTTGAAATGCTGATGGAGTTAAAATTGATGCCATAATTATTTTTGTTATAAATATATAAAAAAAGAGGCTTAATTGCTAAGCCCCTTTTAAATGGTTAGAATTATCGCCTAGCTTTTCCGCTAGTGCCTGAGGAGCCTTTGATAATTCCCCTGCTTTCAGCTTCTTCATAAATTTCAATCAAATTATCCACAATTGGATCTCTATGATTTTGCATTAAGGTAATAGAACACATATTTTTTACTTTACGTGCTGCTGAGTATAAAAATCTAAATCCTGATTCTCTTTTTGATTTTAAATCTACTTGATGGTCATCTCCACAAATAATCATTTTTGATCTTAAGCCTATTCTAGTTGAAATCATCTCCATTTGTTCATGTGTAACATTTTGAGCTTCATCTACAATAATACAAGAATCTAAAAATGTTCTTCCTCTCATAAATGCTAGGGGAACAATTTCTATTTTACCACCTTCAATTAATTTTTCTACTTTTACCTTATCATATAAAGCATACATATTTTGGTAAATAGGTTGAATCCAAGGATCCATTTTTTCCCGCAAATCACCAGGTAAGAATCCAATTTCTTCTTTTGATACTGTAGGTCTTGTAATTATAATTTTTGAGTAGTGTCTTCGTATGAGACCATCTAATGCAACTTGACAAGCTAAAAGTGTTTTTCCTGATCCTGCTCTTCCAGCTAATAAAGTTAATGTACTATCTAATATTTTTTTCTTTGCTTCTTTTTGTTCTTCGTTTAAACTTATTTTAAATTTTATGGGATTCTTCACTATTCTTTGTTTTCTGTGAACTTCGTCTGTATGGGGTTTTGAAGGCATTTTTGAGTGTGGTTTATTTTAATTAATTTGTCAAGACCTGCATTAACATGCATTGTGTCATCTAACATGGTCTCAAACTCATATCTAGAATCTAAAGGTAGAACTAAATCTACTTGAGAGCCCCATCTAATTAAACTGAATCTTTCGTTTTGGGCACAAAGATCCCCTTGTTGTTTAAAAGGGGCTATTACATTTACGTCCTCATCGGCAATTTGTATTAAGTGGTATGTGTAATCTAAAGAAGGAACATACACTTGGTTAGACATTCTTTCATTGTACTTTAAGTACGCCATGTTATTTGGGTTGATTACTTTATTCAGTATATCCTTCTCTACCGCTAACATGGGTTTATTTGTTGATTCAATAGGTTCTAATCTTTTATATTTTAATATACCCCCATATGGAATTCTATTAATATGAACATCATAAAATGACATAAATATTCCAATAACTAAAGAGGGTTTATTAAATTCACTATCACCCATTACATCTTGGATAGTATAATCGATACCTTTAATTTCTAAAACTTGCTCCCCGGGTTGGACTATTTTTTGATATAATATAGTTCCATCTGAAGGGCTATAAAAATGTTCATAATCTATAAATGTAGGCCTAATTGGGTCTCTAAAGAAGAAATTATTACTTAATTCTCCAACAGACATTTTAGATAATTCTGCTACTTCTCCATTTAACCAATCTTCTAATTTTTCAGCCATTATAGGAGGGATTTAAAATGATCAACTCTATTTAAGTGCATTACCATGCAACTTAACATAGCTCCTGATTTCATATATTCTGATAGATTAAATATTACAGGTTCCATTCCTTCATTAGAACATATTTTTTCTAATGATTCAATTTTATGCTTTTCTCCTTCATAAAATTCATCTCCTTTTTTCATTTCGGAAATATTGGAAGCACATAAAATCATATTTCCCAATCTAACAGAATTAGCCATTCCATAAGTTGAATCTTCAGCATCTATATCTATTATATTTGTATATTTGCTTATTTGTGCTAATTCTTCTTTATCATATAGTTCAGTGCAAACCATAGTTGAATGTGTATTTAACGGGAATATACTACAATCTAGGTGGTACATATATTCGTCTACCATTTTAACTTTAATAATTTTCATATCAAAATTTTCCTCCATCCAATGATATGTTTTTATGTCTGATCTAATATCATACCCACCTATATAAACATTATCCTTTAAATATTTAATATCTGCTTCTCCTTCCCATTTATGGGGGGATATATGAGTTTTATAACCCATCTGATTGAAAAATTTTTCACCTACAAATTCTTCACCCTGTCTTGGGGGAGAAGTATAATTAGATAATAGGATATGATTTTCATCTTTAATGTGGGGTAACTGTAAGCCTAAATTTGCAACATAAATCAAATCTTGGAAATTACCTTCTGCTGGTAATAAATGGACTAGAGATTGGCCTGCCATAAAATTATACAGATCCATAAATTGTTTATATGCTTTTGGTTTGTTTATGGTTAATTCTTTTTCTGACATTTCTTTCATCCAAACATTATTGGGATCATTGGTTGAAAATGTATGTGGAAAATTCATTACATAACTTTGAATAGGTAACTGTGATGGTGTTTCTTTCATTTGAAAACTTTTTAATTAATATACAGGTATAAATATACTAACTACTAACTAAGTATACACTAGTAGAAAAAAAAAGCCCCGCTAATGCGGGGCTCTTAATTTATTTAAAATCTATTGATTAAAGAGTGTTTAATCCTTCAACATAAATTTTACCATAAAATTCCGGGCGTACCACTTTCTTAGCATAACGAGTAAGTAAACCTTTTCTTGGAGTGAAGGTTGCTGGATCGTATACTAAAGGAGTCATGATTAACGGAATGTATGGAGCAAATACAGCACCAGCTTCTAAGAACTGACCACCTCTGAATCCCATTAAAATGGTATTTTCAGTCATGTATGGGTTCTTATAAACAGTGTATCTTGAATTGATAGTACCTGCTTTTTGTACACCAAATGCGTAGCTCATTTTAGCTGCATCACCATCAGAAGTACTAGCAAATCCTGGAATAGATTCGATAATAGTAGCTACTGTTGGAGAACATACCATGAAATTAGCTCCACCTCTAAGAGTTTTCTGGTGAATTATATTACTTAACTTCTGAACTTTAGTTCCTAAAGTTTGGAACCATTGTCCTTGTGAGTTATAGAAACCTAAATCTGCATCTACAACACCTGTTGAAGCTAATGATAGGTTGTTCTGTGCACTCCAGTACTCAGTACCAGCAGCAGCAGATTCGATCAACATATCAAGAATTTCTAAATCAATTTCTAATGAGATATACTCACTCATAATTGAAGTTAATTCAGCTTCAGCATCCAAAGAATGGTAAGCGTTAAGATCTTGAGCGAACTCAGGAGTCCAAACAGCTTTCAATTTACGAGTCTTAGCAACAATTGCTTCTGACTGCATTTGAATGTTGATTTCAGGAATAGTGATTGGATCATTATTACCATTTAAGTTAGTGTTACCTTCTTCAAAATCACCTCTTTGAGCGTCATTTGTTTGCATTAAGTACTCAACTTTTAAACCAGTACCAGCTTCAATAACTGATGAACTAACATAAAATTCAATGTTTTCACCATTGATTTTAGTAAATTGTGGGTATTGAGTTGTTACTGCTGGAAATGTTGTCGTTGCCGAACCTGATAAATAGAAACCTCTAACGGCTCTTTCATCAAAGTTAGGTAATGAAGAAGTTGGAATTGCTAAACATACAATCTGATCAGTAGCACCGGCAACATAAGATTGAGATACTGAAGAATCAGCATTTAAATCTGTGTACCAATCAACAGAACTAGAAGCTACTGTATAAGCAGCAGATTGAGTGTTGTTAATTGAATATCCAAATCTACCAGCACCATAAAGACCACCTGTAGCACCGTTACCAAATGGAGTATTTCCATCAGTAGCACCATATAGTGAATCACCTGCTGTGAATGGTTGTTTAGTAGTTCCGTATTGGAAATCTAAATAAAATACTAGACCAGAAGGTAGATTCATTGGTTGAACCGAAACGAATTCTTTCGCTGCGATTTGACCAAATACCTTTCTTACTAGTGGTAAAGCTACACCCGCCCATTGTGCTCCTGTTCCAGGAGTAAATGTACCTGCTCCAGGAAGTGGACCACCGGTATTGCTTTCTTCCATAACTAATTGCTTAGCTTGGTTTTCAAGGATCATAGACATATTGTTTTTCTCAGTTTCGTTACCGATACCTTCTAACAAGCCTGTCTTGTTCCATTTGTTGGCTAATCTTGCAGCATCACTTTGTAATGACTTGTAAGGATTAGCGCTTTCTAAAAGAGAATTTAATTGACTCATTTTTTACGTTTTTAAAATTTAATAATTGTTTTAATTTACTTAATTAGATTATTCCAGCTAATTTTTTAAAGCGTGCGACCATTTCATCTGATTCAACAATTGGTTGTTTTTTAGTTGTTTTTGGAGCTGATAAGTTTGAAGCACTACCTTTTGGTCTAATGCTTTCGCTAATAGATTTATTTGTAGTTTTGGATTTAATACTACCATCGATAGTTTCAAATACAAGTTTTACTTCTTTAATTGTTTCAGCTTTATCAAAAGCACTTAATACTTTAACCTTTTGGTTTTCTGATAAATTTTTACCGCGGAACACTTTGTTTGTGTAAAGTAACTTAGCATTTAATAAATTAATTTCATTTAATTCAGATCTTAATGTAGCAACAGTTTGCATTGCTTCATCTAAATCCTTTTTTAATTCATCTTTTGCTTCGTCTATTTCTTCTTTACCTTCATCAATGTCATCTTTAGCTTCAGCTACATCCACAGAAGTTTCTTCATCATCTTCTACTTCAATTTCTCCGTCTACGTCAACATCAACATCTACATCATCTTCGAATGATTCACCGGCTTCAATTTCACCTGCATTAACCATATCTTCGATTACGTCTTCGATAAATTTCTTAAGGTCTTCTTCAGACATATCTTCAAGGTCGATGTCTTCATCTTCCTCACCATCTATGTCTTCTTTCTCATCTTTTTCACCGTCTAAGTAGCCTTCTTCTTCAGCATCAGTACGTTCGTCCTCTTTCAAGTCCTCTTTTTCGTCCTTAATACCGTCCTTGTAGCCTTCTTCTTCAGCGTCTGTACAAGCATTTTCTTTAAGATCTTCATCTTTTTCTAATTCTGCTAAAATTTCATCTAAGTTCATATCATCTTCCTCTTTGATTTTACGCATTTTTTCAGTTTCAGTCTCAGCCTTATTATCAGACTTACGATCGTCACCTTCGCGCTTTTCCTTTTTGGTCATATACTCTTTCTTTTCTGAAATCTTATCATCTTTTGCTTCATCTACTTCATCATAAGCTTCATTCACTTCTTCTTCTTTTTCCATTTCTTCTAGTTTACTAGCAAACATGGCTTGAACTTGAGGTGAGAAAGCTTCTTCTAAAGCGACTTTAGCATTTGCTATTGCAGATTCTTTGACTGCTTTAGCATCGGCGATAGCCTCTCGTAAAAAGTTTCTATTCATTTTTCCTAAATTTTTTGTTGGGAAACTACGTTTATTAAGAAACGTAATGGGGGGTTATAATAAAAATTATTGATGCCATATAAGAAATGGCATATTATCAATTATACGTATATGAGGAGGTATAGAAATCGAAAAGGCGCATCAAAAAATTGAATACGCCTCTTCTAGGAACCAGGGTTAAACTGTTAAATTATATTATTGGACATTGTCCATGTGAGCATAATATCTCACTTAATATACTATTTACATTCTTATATTTGTCTTGTGCTTTAAATTCTTTGCTTTCTCTTACTAAATGCATAAATGAATCTGGGTTGGAAGGAGTTGAAACAAAATCCCAACACAATAATTCAAAATCATCTTGAACTTCCATCAATTCACCTTTTTGTTCTAATGAACCCATTCCTCTTGATGATACCCCAACAGTAATACCATTTTCAACTAATGCTTTAAGTATATTTCCATTTGGTGTTGGTAGAATTTCAATTTTACCCATTACATTATCACCATCCCACCACATATCAGAAACATTATGTGATACATTTTGAAGATTTATTACTGATGATTCTGGGTGGTCTAATTCCCCCATAGCTCTGTGTTCATCAACTAATACTCTATATTTGTCAATTTCTCTATCCCATAATTCTTTAGAATAGTATCTACCATTTCCATTTTTTACTTCAGCAGTAGCTAGTACTCCCTCAACTAAAGGTAAACCCCTTTTCGAACGAGATTCATTTAGAGTTACTCCCTTAGGTTTAAATACGTGTGTTTCTATTAATAATTGACTCATAATATGTTTTATGCAGTTCTAAATTTTGATAATCCTGAATATGATTCTTTGTTATCATTACTGTTTTCATTTGAATTTTCGTTACTACCATTATTACTGTTGGCATTACTTTCTTCATTTCTAGGAGCCCAATCAGCATCTTGACCATTTTGTCTTTTCCATGCTTCAGGATCCATTTCAGTAACCACTTTTTTGTATGATTTACCACACATTTTTTCATACATTTTTTCCATGCCCGCTTTTTTCTTTTCAAGAAGTTTTACTTCACGTTGCATTTCTTTCATTTTTTTCTTATCTACTAATTCAGATAAATTATCATCTTCAGTAACCATAGAAATTCTATCGTTTTTACTTTCAATAATTTCATCTAAAGCTTCGATTTGTAATTCTAAAGTAGCAATTTTTCCATTAGTTTCAATTTCCGCTAATTTGCTATCTGTCGTTTCTTTTTTTACTTTTTTCTTCTTGATTTTTGCCTTTGGTTTTTCTCCTAAAGGACTATTTTCTAATAAATCTACTAATGATATCATTTTATTTTCTTTTAATTCTAAATAACCAGTACCTACTTCACCTTCTGGGAAGTCTTTTTTTGTGGCTTCACCATATCCACCCCCAACACCGGGGTCTTTAACCATTTTACCTTTACCTAAAGCCGGCGCTTCTTCAGTGTATCCTATTCCTTTGATTCCAAATTGTGCTTCCTCAACATAATATAAAGGATTTTTATCCATATTCTTAATGACTAAATCAATTAATTCTTGTTTAGTTTTATCTTTGTTAGCTTCATCTGTAAGTTCTGTAAAATACCCTTGACGAAACTGTTCACCAGCTACATTATTAAGCATTTTATCATCTTTATAATCATATCCTCTGTCAGGTGCCTGTAAATCAGTTACTCCTTTTGTAACCTTTTTTTCAATGGCTTTAGCCTCTTCTTCAGAGATTAAATTCATGTTATCATCAAATAATTTAAACCAGTCTGGTTTTTTAGTATTTCCTGTTCCTACATAAAGGTTTTCAGCTATAATACTTCTACCAATTAGAGCAGATGATGCTTCCTTAAATCCAGCAGCGTTGCGTACTAAATTAGGATATTTTGATTTAACTTCTTTAAGGAAAATATGTTTACTACCTTTTCCTTTTTTAATTTGATTGTATTGTTCTTGTAATGTTTTCATTTATTCTCCTTTTAATAAGTCTTTAATATCTTTTATATAGTCTAAAATTAGATCTGTTGGTTTTATAACTGAAAATGAAGTTGGGTTTTCTGTGTAATAATCTCCTGTTTCATTTTTAGCATTGCTTAACATCTTATAAATATCATTAAGTTGTTGTTCAATTACATCAAAGGCAGCTATTCTTTCTTGCTGGAATGATTTTACATCGTCAGCTTCAAATAACTGTTTAACTTCTAATCCTGATCCTTTTATTTTTTTAGGTACTAAACTATATTTAAATTGTTTTATATATGCATTATCTTTAACTCCATCTTTACTTGCCTTAGGACCAGGTCCTAAGGTTGCACCTACTCCTTCTTTAACCCCATTTATAAAATCATCTGATACTGCAAATAATCGTGCTTTACCATTTTCTAAATCTGTTACTTCAATATCTTCTATATTATACTTTAATTCTAAATCTTTAGCTATATTATTTAATTTATCTACAGCGGCCGCAGCACTTTTTCTTCTAATTTGACCTGTCATTGTTTCTTTACCCAATGCAATTGATGAACCACCTGCTCCTATACTATAATCAATATAAACATTTAAAAAATTAGGGTGGTTTTTATCCCTTACAAATCTAGGTTCTGATATTCTAACTTGGGAATCTTCGTCTATTTTTTCCTTTTTTTTCTTTTTAAAAGCATAGGGAGTTGCGTATTGCATCCCTGTACCTCCTGTAAATGTAGCTGATCCAGCTCCACCCCCAGTTGTAGACATCTCATCTATTTCTTCTTCTGTAAGTTGTCCTTTTAATTGAGAGTAAAATGCTGGGTATTCTTTTCTTAAATGGGTTCTAAATTTATTAAATGTTACTCTTTGATCATCATAAATATCTCTTAATACTTCATCATCTCTTACAGACTCTCCTTTAACTAAATCGTTAGCTGCGTCTCTTGATGATTTTAATTGTTTTATTAATTCTGAAAATGATGGTAATCTTATAATTTTATGAGATGTACCCCCACCTTCAGATTTATGGGTTGGGTCTGTTTTAAAGTAAGTATCTAAGTCATTGCTTAAAAAATCTCTATCATCCCAAGGGCCATATTTTTTTTCAATCCAATCTAGTAATTTTGGATCAATATCTTTCTTTTTGACTTCTTTTATTAAGCCCATTATTTTTTCTACAATTTTATCCATTTGATTTTGTTAATTCTTCTAATAATGAATGGTATTGTAACAAATCAACTAAATGATCGCTTTTTATGTGGGATTTTTTATCTAATTCTTTTATTAAAGATGAAACTTCTTGAAGTTTTATTTTAATAACTTTACTTTCGGTTTTAGAAATTTCTTTTAAAATAGATTCTTTAATAAAAAGAACCTCTTTATTATAAAAGGATTTTAATGAAGGGGTATTATCTACAGACTCAATAAATTCTTTAAGAATGTGTTTTTGTCTTAAATTTAATGAAGAATATTTATCGTTAAATTTTTCTAATAATACATAATATGTTAGTGTACGAATATCTTTATCTTGAGATTTAAATTCTTCAATTACATTTTCTTTAACATTATTTCTATTAATATCTTTTGATGTTAAATGTTCTAATAATGTAACTTTATTATCTATAATTTGATTTGGATCAATTAATTTCTCAGTATTGTATGTCTCTAATAAAGTATATAAAGAAGCTTGTGCTTTATAATCATTTAATTTTGTTTTAAATAAGCCCTCAACATTATAATGAATTTTAAGTTCTTTAATAAGATTATATTTTTCTTTTCTTATTCGAGTTCTGTTAAGTCTTTTAGATGATTCTAATACCGCATCTAATATAGTACTAGCTTTAGTAGCATCTAAATTTTTTGATTTAAATAAAGTTTCATATAGTTTATATTCTTTACCTAACTCTGTATTAACAAAGTGGGATTTTAGAATTTTAATAGCTGGTGAATCTTTTCCTGACAAGGTGTCTGAGGTGATTTTTCTTACTATCACTTCAAATAAAATACCAGTATTCCTGAATTTTGAATGTTTTATATACATCAATACTTATTTTTTTATAAATATACTAAAATTATTGTTCCTTAATATTTGACTCGTCAAGAAGCGAACTTTTTGCGGATTTTTTTTCAAATACTAATTTTTTACCTGCAGGTATAGATTTTAACATTGATTGGTGCTTATGATAATGAGTGTTATTTTCTAAAGCCATAGAATTTTTACTACTATCATTATAATCTTTTTTCATACCTTTAGCACCTAATCTATCTTTTCCAAAATTATCATCTTGGGTATTTCTTTTAGATGCTTTTTCTTTTGGTCTACCTAATACTGTTTTATCATCTGTAGCATACTCATCTGGTTTTGGAACATCCCCGGGATTAGTATACATTCTTCCTTTACCATATAATGAAGCTAAATCATGAGGAGTACCATATGATTGTCCTGTTTCAACAGGATCATTACCTTCTGCTTCAATTTGATCTATTCTAAACTTACGTTTAGCATCTTCTCTAATTAAATCCCTAAAATCATCATATTCATCCTCACTTAGATGGAATAAATGATCATATATAAAGTCAGAAGGGAATAAATTAGTTTCAGTCATTTGAGCGGCTAAATCCATTTTTTCCTTCATTAATGCTACTCTTTCTTGATCATAAATGATTGAAGGTGTAGTTAATGATAATTCAAAATTAGCTAATTGTTCGTCTCTATAACCTTGAGTATAAAGGTGAACTAATGCAATTTTATATAATTCTGATACTACTATTCTTTGAATGCGTTCAATAGTACGTGCAAATCTAATATCTTGAGCTGCTAAAGTAGCTTTACCATCAGTATTTTCATCATAACCCATAAATGCTTTAGGTACTTTAAGTGCTGCAAATAGTTTATCTCTTAAATATTCAACATCCGCAATACCATCCCATTGCAAACCATTTGCACTTTCAATTTTAGTACTTGCATCATTACCCCTTACTGGGATGTAATAATCCTCAAGTAAGTTTTGCATATTATATCTTAAATTATACTCACCTGTTTTTTCATCAACATGGGGTGTACGTTTAAGTTTACTTAATGTTTTTTCCATAAATGCATCTACCTCATTTGGGGGGATAGAACCTACATTCATATAAAAGATACGTTTTTCAGGAGCACGAACAATTCTATGAATTAACATAGCATCCTCCATTAACACATATTGTTTAAATAATTTTCTTGCGGGTTCAATATAACTTCTACCATAAGGTAAGAAATTCATATCAGTTAATAAACGCAAATGGGCCATTTCATAATTATCAAATATAATTGAACCCGGACGATCTTGAGTTTGGCCTGGGACACTATAATACCCTGTATCCGACGCTGAAATGCCTTCAGGATCGAAACGGAATCTAATATCTTTTGGATTATCTTTACTACCATGACCCATCTCACCTTCTAATCTTTCAATGTGAAATGCTGTATAGGGAATAACATTATAAACACCATATTTTTCTGCAATTTCTAATTTTAAGAAAAAATCACCATACTTAGCTAAGTTTCTAACCCAGGGCCAAAGATTAAATTCAATGTTTAAAACATCATAAAATAAATTATATAGTATTTTTTGGATATCATCATCTGATGATTTGATTGCTAATACTTCACCCATATCATTTTTAAGGGTTGATTCATCAGCTATGATATCTAAAGCAGATGCTATAATTGCATCTGTATCCATAGCATCATATTCTGAGTATAGCATTGGTCTTAAATACTGATAGTTGAATCCAGCTTGTTGACCATATAGTGAGGTTGTGGAATTTGTGTAAATTTTATTAAACCTATCAACTAAAGAATTGGTTTCAATTTCTCCAGATTGTTGGATTTTATTAACATCAAAAACTTTAAGTTGACTACCTCCCACATTACGGATTATTACATCCGTTGAAAATAATCTTCTTAACCTTGAAAATAAACTTTTATCTGCCATTTTTATTTATTTATAAATATTATAATAACCATTTTATGTCATGGGATTTCCCATCAATCTTCATTTCATATGGATTCTGTATAGAATTTATAGCAGAATGGCCACCAGTGTATGTTGTTTTGTTAGATTTTACACTACCTAATGTTGCTCTTGTCATATCTAGACTTTGTTGTTGAAATTTCAATGATGTGTCTCGTAGAAACATACCAATTCCAAATGACATAACCAAGTCATCGTTATAACCTGTTTGAGCTTCTGGTCTTCCATTTTTCCAAATGAATACTTTCATTTCTTCTATTAGGCGTTTTGAACGAATTGATACAGATTTATCACCCACAAATTCCCTAAATTTATTTATACAAAGAGGTCTTGTTCTCATTGACATAGTAAAACCAGGAACCATTTCTGAATTGCCTTCAAATACTCTTAAATATGATTCAGCTGTAAGTTGATCTGATTTTGGTGATTGATATAAATTTTTATATCCTCTTTCTACAATTGCATCTAAAGTAGCCCAACCAATATTAGCATTTTCAACTACTAACATTGCATTATTATACTCTGTAGCCAATCCAGTTAAAAAATATCCAAACTCTTTAGGGGGCATTTGTCCTTTGTATTCAGCTACTTGTGTATTTGTTGCTATATCCATTACATGGCAGGCTGAATAATCTTTACCATCACCTCTAGCTACATCTGCTACTACCATATATTCTCTAGAATAGTCTGCAGATTCCCAAATCCATAAATTTTGATCCACACCTCTTCTTTCCATTGGGTCTTTAATAGTTGTTTCATTTAAAAATTCAATCCACTCACCATAAAATACAATATCCCCTGATGTACTAAAATCACAATCACACTCTTGGGCTGCTAATCTAGGATCACCTAACAAATCATCCTGTGCATCTCTCCATTCTTGGTTTCTTTCTGGGTGGACCCACCATGGGAGTTTTATGGGTAAAAATTGATTTTCTTTTGATTCAGCATTAACCCAAGTTTTATGAAACCAATTTCCAGTACCATAAGGTGTACTTAATACAATAGCACCACCACCCGTTGCTAGTGTTTGTTGAGCTGATGCCCAAATTTCTCCAATATTATCAATAAAGGCAGCCTCATCAATTAATAGTAAAGATACTGCTTCTGATCTACCAGCATCACTACTTGCTGAAGTTGCCTTAATTATTGATCCATTACTAAGTCGAAGAGATAATTTATTATTTTCTTCTGCTTTAATAGATAACCATGAAGGTAAATTATCATACATAAATTTTACCTTAGTAACCATATTACGTGCTGTTTCTTGTTTAGTCGCAATACATAATACATTTTTATCTTTATGAAACAACATTAACCATAAAGAATAACCTGCAGATAAAGTTGATATACCTAATTGTCTTGATTTTAAAATAATTGAATAAGGATTATCTCTAACTAAATATAAAGCTTTTTCTTGGAATGGGTATAAATTAAATTGAATTCTTCCTCTTTGGGGGTGTTGAATAAAACAGTATTTTTTCATAAAATGAGCTGGGTCTTGGGCGCATCTTAAATATTCTTGTCTTATTATTTTTTTTAAATCCTCAGCCATTTATTTTTTCCCTATTTTCCAATACACCTTTCCGGAGATTATAGGTTTAAAATCTTGATTAACACCTAAACCTAAACCATATATTTGTTTCTTTTTATCTTTATATAAAATTTCTCCACCTAAGTAATTAATTTGATCAGATCTACCAGCTACTCCTACTCCCCAATAAAATTCTCTATTATTAAGATATATTTCTTGGGTTAATGTTGTTGTTGGTAATAATATATCTGATTTTACTTGTCTTGAAAATATTTTGTTTTGGGTTATTGTATCTGTTATAGTTACAACTCCTAAAGAATCTAATACTATTTCATCTATGTAAACATTTTTAGCATAATAATCTTTTAATACCTCTAATGTATCTATTGGGGTTTTTATTATAATAGTATCATTTTCATATATAGTTACAATTTTTTCAATCCATTTAGGAACATATTCTATCTTATTAATAGTAATGGTATCCCATTTAGTTTCAATCTTTGTTATAATTGTAGGTTCACTAATAGTGGGATTAGAAGAACAGCTCCTTTGTAATAAAAGGAGTACAACTAAAACTACAATGAGTAGAAATTGAATATTTTTAAAGAAGACCTTCAAGCTCTTTTTTAATTTTTGTTAATTCTCTTAAGCGATCTGTAAGTTTTTGTTTTTCAGAGCCCTCAGCATTTTTCCACTTTTTAACTACTCGCTTCATTTCAGCTGCTGTTTGTTGAAGTTTTGATGCTAATTTAGATATTGAATCTCCTTTTTTAGCTCCCTTTATGGCTTTTTTATCCATTTCATCCTCATCATCATCTTCTTCTTTCATTAGATCTTGAGTTTTTTCTAATTCATTGTTAAAATCAGCTTGAGCATCAGCTTTAGCATTAATCTCATCTGCTGATTCTGCTTCTAATAATTCAAGAATTTCTTCTTTAATGGAGGATTTTAATTCTGATTTTTTCATTTAGAGTATTTTGTTATAAATATCACGAAAAAATTGATTGTTTAACTAATTTTGTACGTTCTTCTGTTGATCCCTTAATCTCAATTAAATTTTTAATTTTATGTCTATATCTAATAATTAATAATTGGATAGATTCATCAATTTTTTTTCTATAATCTGCATCTGTTTCTCGTACACCATTATTTTCAATTTCTACTCCTTCAGGAGAAACATAAAATATATAATCATATTCATCTAACATATTACTTGCAAATGAACAAAAATCATCTGCTTCCCCATAATACATTGAAGTTGATTGTTTAGCAAAAGCCATTACATCTATAATTGTTCTATCTGTTATAATATTATCTTGCATTAATTCACTAGCTCTTTCAGCTAAAAATACAGCTTGACCCTTTACGGTTGAGTCTGTATTTAAAGGAATACCCATTTCCATTAAATATTTTGAACGTTCAGTTCTAAATTTATATAATTGAAATTCTGGTAATTTAGCTAAAGCGTTAACTAAAGTTGTTTTACCTACTGACATTGTACCACAAAAACCTATTTTCATATTAAAACGGTAAATTTAAAGGATCTAATTGGGAAGATCCCATTCCCACTCTATAACTATCACTGTCGAAATGTTGTGTTGATACCTCAAATATACAACTTCCTTCTTCAAGAGCCAACATTTGGTGGGGTTGACCAGGCATTAAATGGATGCAATCCCCTTCTGTTACTTCAACTGTTCTTTGTTCAGCATTTTCAGTATCAATATATTTGTATAAGAATTTTCCTTTAGAAATATACCATGCTTCATCTTTTAGGAGATGATAATGCATTGAAAATGATTTATCTTTTTTAAATACTAAAAGTTTTCCACAGTATTTTTCATTATTAATAATCCACAATTCATGACCCCATGCTTTTTCATGAATTTCTCCTTTGTAAGGCATTGCCTCTAATGTATGATCCCTCATATTAATGTCTTGATGTTCCTTTACCAGCTGTTGTTTTATACCAAGGTAATCCCTCTCGCTCTTTCATTATATATTTAAAATCTTCTTCAGAATATTCAATACCACTTAAAAAATATCCTTTTTTAAATTCTGAATTTTTGGAAATTGGAACTATTGCTGGTGAATCATATCTGTGATGTTTAAAATGTTCCTCACCTTCCATTTTAATTAAATAATGTCTTGCACCTTTGTATTTAATTACTTTTTCTTCATAATATTTTTCTTTCTTTTTCATAATTTTTATTTTAATAATTGTTCTCCTACTAATGTTCCTTGTGCCCCCGATACTGTAATACCTCTGGCACTTAAAGCGTCACCCACAAAATGTACATTCGGATATTTTGTTAAACTTAAATCATTATAATTAACTAGGGGTTCTGGTGATAGATATTTTACTTCTGGGATGTAAATTCCCCAATCATCTTTAAGTGTTGGAAATACTTTTTTCATATCCTCAATGAAATCTTCTATATAATCATAATAACCTTTAAATGATTTTTTAACTATATCTAAAGATTTAGTGGGCATAGCATCAACTAAATCACCTTCACTTGTCATTCCTCTTTCACGTGATGGGCTATAATATAAACCCGAATTAGCTTTACGAGCATATCTACCAATACCTTTACTACAATCCATCCATTGTGAATTTACTAATTTAACTAATTCTCTAGACCAATCAAATGGTTTATCAATGCCTTGAATTTCCATTAAAATCCCAAAATTAGTCATATTATTTCTATGTTCTTCTCCTTTTTTAGCATGTCCATTGTAGCTAACATCTCCATACGTTTGCTCAACGGCAACATATGCTGCATTGTTGTTTGTACAGAAAGAACGTAGTGATACTCCTTTGTCTTCGAATTTACGATATAACTTAAAATCATAACTTACATCAATTAGTTTTTGGAAGTGGTTTTGTGGTGCTTCAAATCGAACACCTATTTGTACTGGCTTTGGTTCTGTAGGAAGATCATATTTTTCAGCTAATTTCTTACCGAAGTCAATTCCTGATTTGCCAACACCAAATATAAGTTTATCATATGATAAGGTGAAATTATCTACTTCACTAGCATTGGTTACCACTATTTGTGAATCAAATTTAATATCGGTTACTTTTTCTTCCCATCTAAATTCTACACCACCATCTACTAAATAATTATACCAATTTTTACCTATTTCATGTAAGTAATCTGTACCTACGTGCCATACAGGGAATAAGCGTAAGCCAAAATAGGGTTTAATAAAATCTGGTTCTGCTTGGGGGTCTGAGCATTGTACTTCCTCAGGCTTGGGATGGAATCTTTTAAAATTATTAATTACTTGATCAAATAATTCCATTGCTTTTTCATCTCCTGTGTATTTTGATAATTGACCACCAATGGATGTATGGTAAGTTAATTTACCATCAGACCAACCACCTGCTCCTAAGAAACCAGTCATTACTTCTTCAGGTTTTCTATCATATGGGTTTTTACCCATATCAATAATAGTGATATTACCTTTAAAGTTGTTATCTACAAGTTTTGTAGCGGCATTTACTCCTGCTACACCTGCTCCTACAATTACTACATTTTTACTCATTTAGACTTAATTTTATTTGTCATTAATATACGAAAAAAAAATGTGACCTCCAAATGAAGGCCACAGATCTTAAAATTTATTTTATATAATCGCTCGGCTATGAATCGAGCTGTAAGTTTATAATATTATGGTTGTTTTGTTGCAAATGCTAATTCCCCATTTAGTAGGATACCATGACCACATGCTAACCAACACCCAGCTGCAAGTTCATCTGATGTTGAAGTAGTAGGTAATCCAAAATGGTTAAGACCCATTCGTCCTATTGTATCCCTCATTTTTAGACTAAATTCCCCTAATGTTCCTACTGCCACATCCCAATGTATTCTTCTTCCATTTTGTCCTGCTGCTACTAAATTAGATTTTGAAACTGTATAAAAATTATAATAGTCTGCGTTTTGTTTAGGTCTTCCGGGTTTTTTGGAAGCTGCTGCTAAATTAAATTGTGACCCTACATCACCAAAATTATTAGCCCAATCAGTTGAATCAAAATCTCCTCCACTAAGAGCATAGGCCTGGGGGTCAACTGCTCCTAACCATATACACTGGGATGAAGATGGGAAAGTGACTGGCCCACCCCCTGTGTCTCCTCCAACATCCATAGCAAATCCCAAATTTTGGGTGTTTGATGTTCCTCCAACATTTACAGGCATTGAACCACATAACTCACCATCTATATCCACACTTCCCCCTATAGAAGAATTACTTGCATAATTGGGGGTGTCTATTACAAAATTATGCTGTGAGTCTACATAATAGAGATCATCTTCATTATTATAGGAACCAAATAATCCTATACCTGTACCTACTTCTGGTGTTTTCCCAAGTGCTACCAATCCACTAAACATCATATAATTTGCCATGTTTATTTTTTATTTATAATTATACATTAATAATCCCATTCTTCATCATCTTCTTCATCATCATAACCATAATCATCATCATCATCATAATCTTCTTCATCTTCATACTCAGCATCATAATTAAACATATCCTCATCTGATTCAGTATAATTTCCATCTTTACTATCTATATAATCTAATATTTTTTCTAAAGCAAATTCAGTTAATCGTTCATATATTTTTTCTTCATCTCCTGAAGATGACATAATTTTACTAAAAATACTTTTTAATGTCGATTGTATTTCTGAAGGAATATCTGTTGAATTAATTAAAAATGAATGAGCAGGACCTGCTGTTTCAGTACCATATCCTTTATAATAGAAATCTCCATCATTATAATAACGATAAATAATTTTATTTATAGCTCTTAATAATTCACCTTCAATTGTATCAGCATTACCTTGTCCAGGTACTAATTTTTCAAAGTAATCATTACTTCTTTTTTCTAATTCACCTCCAACCCATTCTTTAATCTTTTTCTTTTTTGATATTGCTGTGTCTTTACACATCTCATCAAATTCAGGTCCGTCTTGAGAGCATGCCCATTTTCTTTGTTTTTCAGAGAAAACTTCTTTTAGTTTTTGATTTTCATTTAACTTAAACTGTTGTGTAAGTTTTTCCCAAGAATAGTTTTTATCAACCCACCCTTGTAATTTTTCTTCATCCCAATCTTTCTTAAATTTATTAGCATTATTAAGATCTGTTAAGATTTTTAATTTTTTAGCAGTACGTTCGTTCCACTCTTTATTTGATAATTCCTTTTCTGCTTTTCGACTTACATCTATGGCATCCCACCTTGATTCGGTTGATTCTGTTAATCTACCTTCTGCTAAATATTTTTTTAAATCGAAATTTTTCATTTGTTTTATTTTACGGTGTAGTAGAATATATATATTCGTTAAATTGAAGATTGATATACTTGTCATATGGCATCGTACCCACATTATAAGCAAATTTATCTTTACCAATAGGAGCTTCATTTTTATTAATAAACCGTTTACGTTTTGTAACAAAATCTATTAAATATTGCTCTGGGTCTTCTTGTTTTTTTAATTGAGGGTGATTAGCTAATATTGGTTTAATTCTTTTTACTATATCTTCTACCGAATCTCTTTCGTATGCCATTTCGGCTATATCTTCTTCTTTAATTACACCTTCAGATAAATCTATATATGATTTCAAATCATCAAGTAAATCTTTATCTGTAGAGTTTTCATAGGCATCAGGTTCAAAATTTCCATCGAGTTCATCTATATAATCTTCAATATATTCATCCTCTATGCCTTTTTCTTTTCCTAATTTCCTAACTCTTGAAGCAATTTCATCTGCAGTTACACCTTCTGTAAGGAATTGTCTAAATCTGTATAGTTCTTTCATTTTATTTTTATATTATATCTTGTATTTTAGTATATTGATCTGCAGTTAGAACATCAAAAGTATAATCTTCAAAATCACCACCATCATAAAGTATAGTTGATACTGCTCCAGCAATATCATTTCTTAATTCTTTTGAATCAGCATTTAAAGCTTTAACTGCCTTAACATAATCTTTAAATGTGTTCATAGCTTCATCGGATACTTTTCCAAATTCAGCATCAACACCACCAGCATCAATTACATCATCATTTCCTACTTTAATTTCTCCTGCTGCCCATTCTGACCAGTAGTCTCTTAAATTATCTTCTTTTAGTAGCCTACCTTCAGCTAAATATTTTTTTAAATTGAAATTTTCCATTTTTATTTTATTTATTTTATCTCCAAAATTCACTTCCTTCTACCATCCAACGTTCAAAATCTTTATCAGAATGTACAAACTCTACACCTTTTGGATTTCCTATAAAGTAATCATCAAGCATTTGTTCTGTATCAATTTCAAATCCTAAATACTCTGACATTTTATCTTCATTAGTTTCTAAAAATTTGTCTCCATTTTCGGATGTAAAGTCTTTTTTATCTTCTTCAACGTTTGCAGGATCAGTAAAATATCCATAGTTAATATAATCTATAAATTCTTCTTCTAATTTTTTTACATCAACATCCATGTATTTGGTATAACTAAAGAAATCAAGTAATTCTTGTCCTCTTAGCTTAGTGATGTCTTCTTTTAATAGTTTACTTTCAGCTAAATACTTTTTTAAATTGAAATTTTCCATTTACTTTTATTTTAAAAGTTAAGTGCTATTTTTTTAGCTGTTTCTCCTTCTTCAGGGGTTATTAATCCTTGTTTAACATGAACATCAATAGCATCTAGAACAGACTCACGATCTGCTCCTGTTCCAACATCTAAATTTGCTTGTTTTACCCACTCGTCTTCTAAAGCCATGTAATCTTCAATAGACATTGTTTTAGGAGCGGGTAAAATATTACTTTTAATCCATCCAGCATCTTCTACATCAAAGCCAAAATCATCCGGTGAGGTAAGTACATCTTTAATGTAGTCATTACCACCAAACATAATAGTGGTGTCAACCATTATCTCTTCTTTTAATAGTTTACTTTCAGCTAAATATTTTTTTAAGTCAAATTCTTTCATTGTTATATTTTTTATATAAAATTAGATAAACCCCATTCCCCATCTCCTTCTGAGCTAGGCATATAATATTTTATTAGGGGTTTGAATATTTTCTCCATACCCGATTTTCTAACCTTAATAATTTCATCTTCGATTCTTGTTGATCTAATACTACTTATAAGCTTTTCAAATTCGGGTGTGATTTCATCCAATTTGAAGGTGAAAATAGCGTAATTCCCCATCATATCAACACCCGGTTGTTTCCTTCTTTCGTTTATGTATTTTCCTTTAAAAAAGGAATCACCTATTGTTTTTACAAATACATCTGTGGGTGTATCTTCATCACCAACAGATCCATTAACCCTTATAGCTGTTACACCCCCTATTGGTTTCTCCTCAAACACCCTTGATATTTCCTCTTTGATTATTTTACGTAGTTCCGATTTTTTCATTTTATTTGGTTTTATAAAATCTTTATACCTTCCTGTTTTAATTAAATGTTCTTCCAATAGAGGATTTTTTGATATAAATGTTTTTAAGTCAAAATCTTTCATTTTTATTTTATTGGTTTATTTTAATTAAATCTTCTGCTTATATTAGTTGCTTCACCAGCTACTACTTTACCATTTTGTAAAAGAACAACTCCATTAGCTGAATCACCATCAGCTTCTGAATTGTTAATAAGTCTATTTAGTTCTTCATAATACATATCCAAATTATCTTCTATGTGTTTATTAAAGACACTTTCCCAATTATCTCCAGCTGCATCTAATTCATCTGTAAGTCCAAATTTTCTTTCAAAGTGTTCGATATCCCAATAACTTTTAATAGAATCTTTTATATATTCTTCTTTACTATCATAAACAATATAATCAGGACCTTCATCATTCCAAAATATCATGTGGTACATTCCTGGTTTAAGGTCAATCATATATTCATCACTAAATTGTTCTTCTTCAGAAGAAGCATCATGTTCAGCTCTATTTCCTATATAAAGTTCTTGATAATCATCATGGCTAAGTATTGTAGCCATATCTATATCTTCTTTTAATAGCTTACCTTCAGCTAAACCTGATAGTTTATCTTTAGCCCATTCTTTAGCCAATTTTACGGCTTCATCTTTAGAATAAAATCCTTGTTCTACAGCATTCATTATCTCATAATAGTCATCGCTTACAATTTCTTCAGCAGATGCATCTATAATACCCTGAAGATATACTTCAGGTTCTACTACCATAGCACCCATTGCACCTTCAAATTCATCTTCCATTTCTGGGAAGTCTATAGCTTCATTTAATAGCTTACCTTCAGCTAAATATTTTTTTAAATCGAAATTTTCCATTTGGGTTTGTTTTATATTATGTAATTTATCATACCATGCTTTATATTCGGGATCTCTAAGAAGATTAGCTGTAACCATATCTGACATTGCATCAAATCCACCATTATCAAAACGATCTAGTTCATACTGAGCATCATCTGGGTCTTTAACGTATTTCATGATAATATCAAGTAACGCATCCATACTTTCATCATCAAAGACTGTAGGTTCGTTTTCAAATAGCTTACCTTCAGCTAAATATTTTTTTAAATCGAAATCTTTCATTTTATTTTATTAGTTTATTATACATATGTCAATTTATTCAAAATATTACATCCGCATTTACACATATCTTATTTTATTATAAATATTTATAATTTTTTTGCTTTTGATATTTCTATCGTATTTTGCTCTCCACCATTACTTCTAGCTGATATTTTTAGTTGGTATTGAGATATTCTATCATCACCTACCATTATATTTACAGTCATATCAATAATTAAAGAACCATTTTTATTACCATCATATATTTTGATTTTTGTTCCTGGGGTTAATTTAGCTGTTGCTCCCGCTGGGAATTTTTCTGGTATATCGGCAGTTGATCCATCAGTTTTTCCTATTAATTTAAAATATGTTGGGTTAACACCTGAAATAGACATACCATAAGCTGCCATTTTAACAAGTGCTGTAACTGGGTTTGTTTCTCCAGCCTTATCTTTAAACCAAGTTATTAAATAATCTAAAGCTTTATAAGCAGCTAATTTAAATTTTTTCTGTTGTATTGTTGGTGGGTTTTCTCCTGCTTTAAAATCAATAAATTCTTGATTACCAAGTTTACCCATTACAGTACTTTTATAAGAACCCAATGCAGTATCAAAATCATACCCATCTTGCATTTCATCTTTACTTAAGCCATATATTGGGGGAAGTGGTTTGTTATCTCCATCTGCGGGTAGTAAATCAGGATTTAAATTTTTAAGAAACCCTTTTGCTTTACCACCTTGTGCATTTTGTTGTTTTAATGATACTGCGACAAATTCAGCATCCGTTTCTCCCCATTGACCTTCAAATAATTCATTAAGTTTACCCCAAGGCATAGCATCTGTTTCTAATTTTTTTACATCAAACCCTGGTTTGAGTTCTACATAAATATCTCCTGGGTTCCATTTATCTTTATCTATACCTGTTGCTGCCGCACCTGCTGATCTTATCTTTTCAAAAGCTCCATCTCGGATTAAATCATAACTACCATAATCTGCGTGTAATCTTTTTGCTGATGAAAGTGGATCATTTAATGCCGCTAAAGCAGCTAAACTTGAATTTGCATTTTCTCCCTTTAATATAGGTAATTTTTTATTAACTTCTTTTTTTGAGGTGTCATCCATACCTTTAGTATTAATTGGTAAGGAATTTAAAAGTTCATAATAATTTTCTGATGTGAATGGGTCTTTTTTTTTATTCCAATCATCTTTTAACGCATTAAAAAATAAAATTACTAATCCTTCTTTAACATTTGTATTTGTACTAAATTTACTTCCAGCACCTTTAATAACAAATATTTCTCCATCTTCTGTTTCTAAATAAAACGCACCTTTATTTGATGTTACCTTACCTGGTGGTAATGCTCCTTTTTTAACTAGATCATCAGTTAAATCTTTTCTAAGCCCTCTACCTTTTTCACTTACATCTTTTAAATAAATCCAAGTACCTTTTGGAGTACCAACACCTGTTTTCTTTGTTTGGATTGCTTCTACTTCATAACCATCTAAAGCATTTATTCTTGATTTTAAATCCAATAAATCTTCTGGTAGGCCTTCTGAATCTTCAAATTCCATAACGACTAATTGTTCCAATAATGTTTCTAGTAATAAAACATCCTGATCATTATTCATGTCAGGATATCCTTTAGGAAATTTATATGCTATTTTATTTAAAAATTTATCTATTACATCCATCTAATGATAGTATTTTGATTTGTAAATATACGACTCTTGTTTTAGGGAGCCACGTAATTTATATTATTCTACCAAGCTTTACAAGACCAATATCTGGCCTTAGTTTTAGGTCCTGGGGTATCACATTTATGTCTTTTTGCAAATGCAGCACGGGCTTTGGAGTCATTTATTTTTGCTCTTAAACCACCAGATCCAAATCTAACGGTTTTAATTTTCTTGGTTTTAGGATCCTTAACGTATACTTTATATGCTTTTCCACCGGATGTATCACGCATTGGTTTTCCTATTGGTCTATTGTCTTTTTTCTTAGCTTTTTTCTTTTTAGCTTCATCTAAGCTGCCAGCTTGTAATCTAACAAACCCATTATCTTTTAACCACTTAGCTGCTTCTTTAGCATTAGAAGCTTCTCCATCAAAATCATCAGTTTGGAAATAATAACCCTCTGGTGTCTTATAAACATCTACCATACCATCAGGACCATCAAAAATTGCAATGTGGTTTGAAGAATTAAAAGTTCCTTCATTCATAGACATATTATCTATTTCATCATGAACCCATTCTTTTTCATTGTCACCTAATTGGTCATAATCCATTCCAAATTCCATATTTGCTAACTCGTCTTCAAGATCCATTTGCTCATTTAATTCAATAGGAAAATCTAATGGTACTTTTTTATTTTCAGCTAATTCAAATTTATCGAATTTATTTAAATCATTTAAAGTTTTTAATTCAACTCTTTTACCATCACTACCTAATCCATAAACTGTAGCATCATATTTACCAAACCCATCTGAGCGTACTCCTTTAAGTTTTTGTTTTAATTCTGCTCCTGCTCTACGCTTACTTACTGTTGATGTTTGTTCTAATAAACCAAAATGGCCTAAATTAGTTTCTGTAAGTAAAGCTAAATCATCTTTATTAGTAAATTCTAAAATACCTCTACTATATAAAGATCTTGCTTCTGCAAATAATTTAAAATAATCACGTGAACCAATGCTGCATAAATGCTTAATAAGCGGTTTATTATTGTCTATATGATATCTTAAATCCCTAGACAACATAGCCCTTGGAGCTTTGCTCTCATTAAGTACTAACGCAGTACTTTTAGTCTTACACGTATTACATCCACAGTTACACATATTATTTCATTTTATTTTTTAACCCCTATGCATCTATATCAATGTTATCATCTACCTCAACATCTACATCTTCTCCACCACCTTCACTTCCACCTTCAACAGCATCAGTGTCAGCTTTTACACCATATCGTAAAATACGTGCAATAGCTTCAGTTGCTCTTTCTTCTTCTGGTAGGTTTAATAGATAGTATTTTTTGCCTTCAACTTGAGCTATCCAACTGGTTTTTGTATAAATTAAATAAAAATCTTGGTCATTTTTAAGATTTATTCTAAATGTTGTAGGTTTTGGGGCAACCCAATCAATTGATGATAAAAATGAATCAAATTCATGAGTTAATAAGTCAACAATAACAGCTTTTAGCTCTGGGAATTTAGTTAATTCATCATATTCCACTGCAGCTTCTTCTGCTTGTTTCTTATTACCAACAACAGTTGGGACAAGTAATCTTATCTTTTCCCTTAATTCTGCTGCTGTCATATTATTTTTGTTTTGCTGTTGGACCTTTACCTCCGCCTTTTGCTTTATATGATGCTACTGCACCTGCAATTGCTTTTGCTGCTTTTTCGGATTTACCTGATTTTTTACCTTTTACTGGTTTACTTTCATTCATTGAATTATTCAACATTTCATTCTGAGCTTTGTTTTGTGATTCACCTATGTTTGGATATTTACCAATTACGGGTTTTTTAGAATTCAATGATTTCTTGGCAAACTTCATCCATGTAGTATAATCCTCTTTACTACCAAAATCGTCTGCATTTACTGATTTGAAAAACCTCGTATCAATATAAATTATTGCAAATTCTTCACCGTTACCACCATTTCCATCTACACCAATGTAATCCGTTTCATCTTCCAATGTGTATCCAAATAATTCATCATTTTTAAGTTGAGTTGCTTTTTGAACTGCCTGTTTGAATGATGGGTAGTTTGCAACATCATCATGTCCATGTTTTACACCGTGATATTCAACATTATAATGTGATTTTCTACTCTTTACAGGTTTACTCTCATTCATTCTACCATCTTGATCTTCATCCTTAGCATCAATTTTTTTATCCCAAAATCCTTTAGGTAAACCTTCTTTTAAATCTTTAGCTAATTTTTCTGCTATTGTACTATATTTAGATGGTTTATTTTCATTTACTGCTGCACCTTCAAAATATTCAGCAGGACCTATTTTCATTTTACTTTTATCAGTAACACCGGTGTCAAACCAAGCTTTAATAGCATTATCAACATTTTGACCACCTAAGAAATAGCTTAGTAGACTTTCTAATCCTTTAGCTCCATCATCTACAAAATCATCAAATTGTTCTTCGGTATCAAATTCCATTTTGTCATCTGATGTAAATAAATAAGTTGGTTTATTTTGTAAATTAGACATAGCAAAGGGCATTCCACTACCTTCGTGGTTTCCAAAATAAGATTCTTTAAGGGATACAATATCTTTTGATGGTGTTTCTTTATATTTGAAATAAATAGCATATCTTTTTTTATTGCCATTATAGTCTTCTAAATATACTATTTTTTTAGCAAATGCTTTTCCGTTGTAGGCACGGCGCCATTTATTCATGTTCATAGTTTCGTTTATTGGTTTTTGGTTTTCTTCAAACGCCCCCGAAGCATATTCTCTTCCTACGGAAACATCACCTAATTCATTTGGGGTATATAATGACGCTTGAAATCCAGTATCGTCATCTGTACCTAATTGGCCAGTTTCTTCAGCTACTGCTTGATCATATGTCATTTCTTTTCTTCCTCTTAACTTATCTAATTGTTTATCAATTTTATTAAGCATATAACCATACTCATCTGCAATTGGTCCTCCTTCTGGCTCTGCTTCTTGTTCCATATCCATTAATAATTCTTCTCTTTTAGCTAACAATAAACCTATATGATAGGAATTATCTTTTGGTTTTTTAGGAGATTTTTTTGATTTAATTTTAGATTTTTCTTTCATTGCAGCCTCAAATTCTTTTCTATCTTTAGCCATTTGTCTCATTACACGAACTCTAACATTGAAAGGATCATTTATATCTGTGTCTTCACCTAATGGCTCTGAAAATTTAGAACTAATAGGTTCGTCATTTAAAAATGGGTCATCTGCTACTATATCAATATGGTCTCTTATCATTGAATCTAAATATAAATTAGCATCATCTGTAGATAATGCTTTCATTAGGGACTGAATAATATAATCATCATCACCAATAGCATCTCTAAGTCTATCTAATTTACCCCATGCTTTTTCATCTAAAGTTTCTTTTAGATTTTTTTCAATAGCAGATCCCCTAGTTTTTTCATAATCTGATAGCTTACCATCCTTATTTAAATCGGCTTTTTTAGGATTTTTTAAAGCATCTTTAATCAACTCAGTTAGTTTAGGGTCTCTCATTTCTTTAGTTTGTTTTTTTGCCATATTAGTAGCACGCCCATACATAACTGCCTCTGCATCTTTACCATATTTCTTAACAAGGTCACGTTTGTTACCTTTCATATTCATGATAATATCTTCCCTTTTTTTAAGTTCTGACTTAGACAGCTTACGTTCGTTCATTCTTACTTATGGTTTCTTTTGAAATCAGCAGAAAAGTTTTTAATCTTATTAGCAGCAGATCTACATCTACCTTTGGCAGCAGCGCTTGTTTTTTCAATTTCTGCTTCAATTAATAATACTTGTTCTTTGATTCCTTCTAATAATTCTTTTGTATCCATTTTTATAAATTTTATTGGTTAATAACTAGTTTTTATTTATTTTATCAATCCTGCTAATTTTGGAAATCTAGATAATGATTCATCTAACGCAAATCCAATTTCAGCATCTTCAGCTGGATTGTCTTTTGTTACATTAACTATACTATCAGAGTCAACTTCATCACCACCAGAACCAACGAATCTTTCAGGATCCATTCCTTGTTCTTCATTAGTAGCTACAACGTGTGCTCTAGTATAATAAGTAATTGTATTTCCTATTTGATCAAGTAACTTTTCATCACCCAGAGATTTTGCCTCTTCTTGAGCTTTAGTTAAAAGACCTAATATAGCTGCTACATCCGAAGACTCACCTGCTAGTTCAGAATCAACTTCAATTTCTGATTTTGAAGATTCATCATCAATATCAACTTCGTCTTCAATGTCGATGTCAATGTCTTCATTGTCTTCAACATCTACTTCTTCAGCTTCAGTTAAATTCCACCATTCAGGTTTAGAATCACCGGATGCAAATTCATCTTCTAAATGATCTAAAAAATCTTCTCTTGAAGAGGTTTCAAATTCATAATCATCTTTATCATCATATCTATTTGGGAAGTAATCGTCTGCCCAATCTTTAATAACATCCATTGGTACATCCATTTTGTAGTACCTTTTCATATCACCTTTGATTTCTGGGTACATATCATCACCTTCAAAATTCAATAGTTCTTCTTTAATAACATCATCCTTAAAATCCTTTTTAAGTTTAGCTAATTTTTCTTCGTTGTCTTTAATATCTTTTTCAAGATTTTTTATGTGGTCTCTATCATCACGAATAGCACCTTCCATACGTTTTTGTTCTTCACTGTTTCCTTTTTTAGAATCTTCAGCTTCAGATAAAAACTGACTCTTGATGATTTCTTTTAATTCCGATTTTTTCATTATATTTGTATTTTTCTGTTGATTAATTTTATTATAAATATGTTAGGATTTTTCCTTATTGATATTTTTTGCCGGATTTAATGGCTGATTTATATGTTTTATCTTTCCTTTTTTCTTTTTAAGTCTTCTAAGTATTCAATTTGTTTACGAGTTAATTTATTATAATCAAATACTTCTCTATCTTCTTTTAAATCTTTAGCTGATTTATATAGTGAAAGTAGTCTTTTAAGTTCTTTCTGTACTAACATTTCTGTTTCACTAGTTAAAGGTTCACCATTAGCTTCACCACTATCTAATATTTCTTCTGCATCTTTGATTTGTTTTTAATACCTGCTTTACTCATCCCTTCGTTGATAGGAAAATCTTCTACATTAAATTGAAATTTTATTTTTGGGTACCATGCTCTATCTCCATCATATTCCATTTCATACCAATTAGATTCTGATTCTATATCAAATCCTTTATCTTCTACCCACTTTAATGCTTTATTCCAATCATTAGGTAAAAGTTCATCTTTAATATTAAAACTAATAGAACCATATCCCTTACCTTTTAAAGGGTCTGTATCTGGTCTATCACCACTATACATTCCTAATGAAATGCTAGGATTATAATCATTAAATTGAGAATCTAATTCTTTTCTTAATTCTATTTCTCGAGATTTATATTCTCCATATTCGTCTATTTGACTCTCCTTAAGATAGCGGTTTCTATTCCACTTAGTGATATTAAAATTATCCATTAGTTTTAGTTATAAATATATAAAAATATGTTATCTTTTAAGACTATTTAAATGTTCAATAGTTTTATTTAAACCCTCTAATACTCTTACTTTATCAGGAGCACCTACCCAATTTTCTACATCTCCCTGTTCTGTAATAAAACCTTTATTAGATAATAATAATTCTGCTTCTATATAAGCTTTAAACTCATTTGCAAAATTATCTATTTCTGAATTAATAATTTTAGATTCATAAGCTTCATACAATCCTGCTACTTTTAAATGGTGTTCAAATTCAACAACACAATTAAAACATTTTTTATGGATATTATAATAAGGTTTATCTAAATCAGTATGCATTTTTGATTTACAGTTAGGGCAAAAAATAGGCATTATGTGTGCTTTTTTTGCTTTATCTAATTTAGTAATATTTTGTTTTATTCCTTCTTTAATAGTCCAAGTACGACCATCAGTTTCCCAAACATCACCTTCTTTATATTCCTTTTCATGTTTGGCGTAACCCACACTTTGTCCTATTTTTTCACCATGCTTACCTTGAATAAGGTTACGCATTCTATTTACGTCTTTTTCTGTAAATTGTTTATTTAATCCTTGTACCTTACTCATAAAACTAATTTATTTAATTCTTTAATAATAACTTGTATATCATCTTTTGATAAATTACCACCACTATACCATTGTTTTATTTGGTTTGCTAATAAATTAACATCTACTTTTATAGGCAAATCATTGGGGGTAGTAATTAGTGGGTTAGTACTTCTGGACCTTAATGATCCTTCTTTATATCCTTTTGATAAAGTATTTGATTTATTCATAATCCTAATGCTTTAAGTTGGTTGATTGTATCCTGGGTTGATGTATGTAATATACCAATACCCCCAGCTTCAATCCATTGTTCTATATTTGATTTTCTATCATCAATTAAAATATGGTTAGGTTCAGCATAATTCTTTTTATTATAAGCTTGGGCTAATGTTAATTTAACTCCAGGCATGTTATTTCTAACCCATAATCTTTTTCCTAATCTTGAGGTTTGTGATCTTGATGGGGATGATAGTAATTCTACATCATAATCTTTAATATAATTCCAATAGTCTTTACCATCTTCCATCCAAGGCATCCCTACCCAAAATCCAACTTTACCTTTACCATCAATTAATTCCCAAAATCCATCTTCCCCAAACTTTTTTTCATATTCTCTGGGTGGTATTCCTTTAGAGTACTTTTCAAATGATTTATCAAAATCTGTTAATACACCATCCATATCTGAATATATTTTATATTCCATAGGGGGTGAAGATACAACCTCTTCTTCAGGTATCAAAACTCCTTCAGCAATTTCTCTAGCAAATTGATTTAAACCAAATGGATCTTTACCTAATTTGGGATCAAATCCCTGTTTTTCATCTAAACTATCAGTCCAATTTCTAAATGTCATTGTACCTTTTAAATTAGCTTCAGCTTCAATATCATTTAACTCATCATCTTCTTGAGTATTTGTTGTTGTAATATTACCTAATCTACCTTCTAGATTTTGGGTATGATGAACCATTTCATGGGAAAATGAACGTACAATATCTTTTGGATGTCTGCCTTCAGTGTATAATACAATTGTTTGAGAATTTGGATCATAATAAGCAGTTTTACCTAAAAACTCTTGAGCATTACTACGATCACCATTTATGAATTTTAAATTAGGTAAGGGTTGAATATTCATCCCCTTATCTATCATATGCTTAGTTAATTTAGATATCTCTTTTTTAATATCTATATTTTGAGAATATGTAGCATTTTCATTTACTTTTAATTTGGGAGAGGTATTATTAGTTTTAAATTCTGGCTCTCTTGATGAATTACGTTTATATGCTGTTTTTAATACTAAATCCTTTAGGTAATCTTCTCCATATCCTACATTAACAGCTGCAATGTCTATTAGACGTCTAATATGGGTAAATACTCTATTTTCATCTTTATCTAAATCAGCTACTTCATCTCCATGAGTATCGTAGATTTTTTCCATTAATTCTATAATATCTTCTTCTGTAAGACCCCTACTAATAACTCTTTCTTTGAAGTGTTTTGTAAAGTTAATATCTATACCTAAATCCTCAAACATATCATCCAATGTTTTTTCTAAAGACACAAAATTTACGGATTCAGTTATTTTATCAGCTACAATAT